TCGACAACGGAAGTGAAATCGTTTATATTGACTTGACGTATTATCCGGTGAAAGATCCGATGTATGAACGATTGGGGTCTAAGGAATATACAGGAGGATGGATAGAGGAAGCTGGTGAAGTGCACTACCTTGCCTTCGAAGTCTTGAAAACCCGTATCGGCCGCCACATGAACGATGTATACCATGTACCCGGAAAGATACTTATCACCTGTAACCCGAAGAAAAACTGGCTATACCGTGAATTCTACAAGCCCTGGAAAGAAGACAAATTACAAGCTCCTTATGCATTTATCCAAGCTTTGGTGCAGGATAATCCTTGGGCAACAGAAGACTACATCGAAAGTCTTCGAAACACAAAAGACCGGGTAACAAAGGAACGCCTATATTTCGGCAATTGGGAGTATGATAATGACCCGACTGCCCTGTGTAACTACGACGCTATCTGTGACTTGTTCACGAATGAGTTCATTGCTCCTGCAGGTGAATCTACCGGTTCTGCAGACCTTGCAATGAAGGGACGAGACAGATTTATCGCCGGTCATTGGAAAGGGAATGTGTGTTTTATCAAACTGGATCAGGAATACAGTACTGGAAAATCCATTGAAACAGACCTGAAGCGGATGATGATAGAATGCTCAATTCCTCGTAGTAAGATGATTGCGGACTCTGACGGATTGGGGAACTATCTTGAAAGCTATCTGAACGGTATCAAGGAGTTTCATGGAGGAGCACGACCTATTAATCCTGAATTTGACAATTTGAAATCAGAGTGTGCCTTCAAACTGGCTGAGATGATTAACAATCGATTGCTTCGTATCGTATGCACGGAAGCACAGCGGGAACGGATCATTGAAGAATTGTCAGTTCTCAAACAAGCACATATTGATGCAGACACACGGAAGAAAGGAATAATCAGCAAAGAAAAAATGAAAGAAATATTAGGTCATTCCACAGATTACCTTGATATGCTGATAATGGCAATGATATTCCGCATCAAACCAACACCAAAACGACCAAAAGCAAAAATAGGAAAGATATGACAGTAAAAGAATTTTTGACAATAAGCAGCATTGCCACCGAACCCGAGGTCATTAGAACCAAGTTGGATGAACTGAAAAAACCTTATCAACTAGTGCAGTATAAGACACCAGATACCCTAAACGACATAAATATGGGAGAACTGATGCAACTGCAATCCATCGAAACAGAACACGATATCTTGTTCGTTCCCTGTACTGTACTGATGGGGCTGAGTAAACGTTATATATCCCAACTTCCAGCTACCGATGTACTGGGATTCGTACAATGGGTGGCCAAAGAAGTTGAACGAATAAATAAACTATTCGCGTCGACGAATGTACCACCCACACCCGAAGAGAAGCAAGCAGGATCCGAATTGCTAAATTTTGGACCTTTCGGCATGATTGATTACTATGCACAGCGCATGGGTATCACTGATCATGCAGAAGTAGACAGCGTGCCATGGGTCAGAGTATATAAATGTCTTGACATGGACGCCAAAAGAGTAAGATTCGAACGTAGATTAAGAAACATATTAAGTAAGAAGAAATGACGGTAGAGCAAAAAATTAAAAAGATAGTAGACTCTATGGAGGGTGTAAGTTACCTTTTTGACAACTGGCAAACAGCCAATATAAGACTGGACAAGATTAAATTGCCGGCAGTGCTTAATCTCCTTCCTGTAAGCGGAACTTTTAATCTAGGCAGACAGCAGTTAAGAGACTGCCCTAACTGTATGATGGCATTCATGGATAAAACCAAGTTCGATTTTGATGGCACAGAAAATGATGCAGTGATAGAAGGATGCAAGAATAAAGCCAAAGAATTCATATTGCTATTGAACAGGAGTGGGATGTTCAAAGAAATATCAGGAGATATCCCTTATTCTGTTTTCTATGACAAGCTGGATGTTAATGTAACCGGAATAGTTATCCAACTTAAGTTAGAAGAGATAATGGGTACTGTTATTTGCAACAAGAGCGTGAAAGAGATTGTATATGGCAGCAGAAACTAAAGCCGGAACCCTAAGGATAATAGGTGAAGAGCTGGAAGCGTTACGCAAGCGAATTATAGCCAACCATGAAGCAGCCGGACAAGTAGCCAGTGGAAGGACAAAGGGCAGTCTGAAAGTAGAAATGTCGGAGGACGGAGGCGTTTTGTGGGGCAGGCAGGCATTCGCGGTACTAGAAACCGGACGTGGGCCAGGGAAAGTTCCGAAAGGATTTTACAAGATTATCCGCCAATGGGTGGAAGATAAGGGTATACAAGTAAAGAAGCCCGATTCCTTCGCCTACCTTGTCGCTAGAAAGATAGCCAAGGAAGGAACGGAACTATACCGAAACAGAAAACATGAGGAAATCTATTCCCGTGATCTAGAAAATACCGTGGACAATATAGCCAGCAGGGTATCGGCTATATATGAAACAGAAGTTGAACATATAAATCTGAATTTCGACAATGAGAACACATACGATAGATAATACAACAATTGAATATCCTGACCAAATAGGATTCTGCTTTAATCCTGTGATAATAAATATCCTTGGCGGAAACTATCAATCTGTTACTGCAACGGTAACGGACACCACCACAGCCACATCAGACAGAGAGAACAGAGCGACGTTCGGTGGTTCCTGCTTCTTTGACCTATCATTCTATACGCAGAGCTATTTTGACGAATACAGAGAAGTCGATTACAAGTCAACTCACGCCGAAGATAGTAAGTTAGGACGTCTGTTTAGCATAGAGCTTGATATGTATAACGAATCAGGAACACTTGAAAACAGCTTCCAGTTCAACGTATTCATATTGTGGGGAGCCAGTAAGGTTGGAGAGCAGTATAATGGAAGCCGAGTGCTGACATGGTTCAAAAACTACCCATTCTCTGTAGGCTTATACTCTGCAACATCAGGGAATGTAAAAGTAACTATAGATGGTTCCGAAAGCTCCCCTATCGCATTATCAGGACAAAATGCATGGAATATCATTCTTGCTGGAATAGATGCTTCAGACAGGGTGGAATTTTATCTACCTGGAAGTAATACGGCAGCATCTGTTTTTGACCACACCTTTGATTTCACCTTCCGAGGGCTGCTCAATATGGCCACAAAGATCACTTGTAAGGTTGACAATTCAGACTGTGGAATATACTTGAGATGGATCAACCGCCATGGAATGTGGTGTTACTGGCTATTCATGCAAGGAGACGAGACTTCGCAGGTATCCAATGACGGAGAGTTCATCAGAAACAATATGCAGGATTACAGTTACAAGAACGGATACCATGGAGGTAGCGGACGAAAGCAAAGGAAAATGGAAGAAACGACACTTCCCGTATGCGCTCCATTAATAGACAGCATAACTTATGACTTCCTTTACCAAATGGCCACATCTCCTGTTGTTGATATGTTCATGGGCTATGATGATAACGGTAACGCCAGATGGATGGCCGTAAATGTGTCTGTGGGAAATTTCGTCAAACAGCGGGTATCACTGCAAGACTTTGAAGCGAACATTATATTACCTGAAACTAACGTGCAGAGCTTATGAGAAATGAATTATTATATGTCGGTGCCAACAACAAATTAGTAGATATGGACGACAGCACCAATATCACATTAAAATACAAGAATAATATATTCACCGATATAGGCAAAATTGTAAGTAACACAAGCTACACTATTAAACTTCCAAACACAGTGAGGAATCAGTCTGCATTTCTTCACGCAGACCTGCCATCCTGCCAATATTCCGTTGCTTCATTTTACCTTGACGCTAGATACATAAGAAACGGAGTAGAAATTATCAAAGGGGCAAAAATATACTTGATAGGCACGTCTGATGTGTTTGAAACCGCATTAATATGGGGAAACGCAACACAATTTTCAAGTATTGCCAATGAAGAAAAAAAACTGCAAGATTTAAAAGAACGTTGGCATTATGAAAGCCAAGGGAATGATCCATTTCCTGATTATTACATCGAATGGAATAGCGGAAAGAACGTAAGCCAATATGATAGTCATGGAGATTTCTTTTTCCCAAAAGTAAATTACAATATACGTTCAGCCGATAAAGACTTACCCTATCATCCGGCAGTTAAAGCAACATGGATTTTAGAACATATATCACTTGATAATGATGTGATATTCATTTTTCCAAGTGAACAGCAAGCAGTCTTGAACAAGCTGTTTATCCCATTGCTGACAAGAAATGACGGGTTGGAATTCTCTCAAAAGAATGAACTGTGGTTGAATGCAAAATATTACCTTAACCAAGGAACCGGGCCTATTGAACTTTACTTCGAAAATAAAGAATATTCATCATATTATGGAACGGTAAATAAAAGCTCGCTAAGCGAAGGCACATTCATTAGTGGAATAAAGACAAAAGGAAACTCCATAAAGCTCAATGCTTCAGGCAAAGTATCAATACATACTTTAACTTCTTTCTATCCCAGCAATGCAGCCATGATAGCTTATTATATTGAGAACGGAGAGAACAATGAAATATTCAACATAG